GAAAAAGATATGAGTGAAAAACTTAAATATGAAAAAAACAAGTACGGTCATTACCGTATTTCTATAGACGGTCTGGAATTTAATTCATTACGCCAAGCCAAAGTCCACATTAAAAACAAAAGGGCGAGAGCTAGGAGGCGTTTGAATGGCTGATTTACAAAAAGCAACAGACGAAAGACTTTACGAGATGTGCAAAGACATCCAAGAAAAGATACCTCATTACCAATGTCATAATCCAGAAGGAGAAAATTATCTCGAAGTGTACGATGTAAAATATATTGTCGGCAACGATGGCGAGTTTCAAGACTGTATCTTGATGGTTGCTGGCGGTGGGCCAAATATTTGGATAGATACTTGGAGCCAGGAAGTCCAAGGTTTTTGGGGTTCAGACAAAGTAGCTCTTCCAATATATGATTACGAAAATATCAAAGACTATTGGGAAGAAATGTGTGTTGGTAAAACTATAGAGCCATCATGATGGAAGTACTTTTAATTACTTTAATAATTCTGGTCGTAATCGTTGATTATTGGCTAGGTTAGTCGGAGTCGGAATAATCGGGGGCAGTTTTCGGACTGCCCTTTTTTTATTTGGATCCAAATAAGCACACAATAACAATAGACCAGGTGGCTCCAGAAAATGGTTCTCTATTTGGATGACAAAAGTGTTTTTTTACAAATAGTAATATGTATGTTATAATTAAATCTTTACGGAGAAACATTATGAAACTATTAAAAGAAGCCAAAGCTAATTTGACTGACGAACTTATAGACGTTGTTCTTAAATCAGAAACTGATGATAAAGAATATGATGTTGGTTATTACTTTGGAGTAAAGTCAGTAATCCAAAACCAAGAGCTAAGCAAAGCCGTAGGTAGTCTAAGTTATCTGATTGGTGAGCAAGAAGAAAAACATTATAGCGAATGGTATGGCGTTGAAAATCCTAATGATATACCAACAGAAGAACTAGAAGAACACGCTTACAAGAGTATCAGAATTCTTGTTGACCATTTTGGAGCTTAGTATGTCGGAATACCTAGATAGAATAGAACATCACGAGTTTTATATGAAGCTTGAACTTAAACAAGGAACATTTGAAATGTTTGGACACATCAACTCTGATGGGGATATTGACTACGATTTCTTCTTAGACCAAAAGCATTTAGATTGTGGGTGTCTTGCAATTTCGAGTGCAGATAATAGCGAGTCGTTTTGTTGGCAATGGCTTGTTTGCGATATTTTAAAAACATACGATTTCAATAAAAAAAGATTTTTTTAGTCGGAGTCGGAGGTCGGGCAACCCTTCGGGGTTGCTCTCTTTTTTTAAGCAACTATATATATACACACATATAGAAACACCCAGGATCCGAGGCTATGGTGATCCACCAGGCCCTACTTTACATTTAGTAACCACTTAGTTATAATAAGTGAAACTTAATCAACTATTCGGGAGAATATAATGACTGATGAATATGATGATTGGGAACTGGATAATTGTGATGGAGGACACATATACGATTGGAATGAAGATTATGTTTACGAGCTGTTTGATGCGAGTGGTATCTTTGTTGCGTATGTGTGCGACAAATGTGTGGAGAAAGTAAAGTCGAAGTATCGACCTGAAATCTTTACCAACTCTTACTACGAAAGTCCTGATGACCAAGATGCTGATTGGAAAGCTTTGCTACGCAAATTGTATAATGAAGAGTCTTGACAAATAGTAGAACTTAGGTAGTATTTATGTATCAATAATAGCTTTGCTATTCTTGGTCATAATGTCCCAAAACAGAAACCCTTAGCTTTGTCGATTAGCTAGGGGTTTCACTTTATTGGGCGACTGAAGTCGGAGTCGGGTGTCGGGTTTTCTTCTGGGTGTTATCTGAAGTTACCAACTCCTACAGAGTACACAATAGAAACAGCAGGATCTGCGCCTGGGATTGCGTGGAATTTTTTTCTTTTGCTCTGAAGTGTCGTTTAAATTAAGTTAAATTATTTTTGCTTTTAGTATTTACAATTAGTAATCTTTCATGTACCATTATCTTATTAACTACTAAGGAGACATTATGATTATGCAACCCGATTGGCAAATAGATGAAACTGTTGAAGCTTTATCTAGAATTGACAGAGATGACTTGACTGAAATATTTCAGCAATTCTTACTTTTAAAAGAAGAAACTGCAAAAATAGAAAAGCAAGAAAAATCTTTACGAAAAAAATTAGAAAAGCTTAATGACATGAGAAGTAGAATGGAATATCTATTTTATATTAGTTATCTAAGAGACATTTCTTTTAAAGGATTAGAAAGCGAAACTGAAAGAGGTTTTACTCTAAGACATTTAGGTTATGCACCTTATGAAAAAGCTATAATTAAACTTGGCGAAGAGAAGAGGTGGAAGTAATGAAAGCATATATTATTGACAGTAATCTGAAGGGCATTTTCCCAATAGAGTTAGACAAAGAACTTAACTACAAAGACATCTACAAGTATTTACATACTGATGTAAAAAGATGTAGTGCCTTTGATGCTGTTCGGGTTCGGGGGACTAATGATTGTATCTATATTGATGACGAAGGTTTGTTGATTGATAAAAACTACATGTTTGTTTTTGATCACTTGGATAAGCACAACCTCTTTGGTAATGGTTTGATTGTCGGAACGAATCTCGAGGGAGAGAGTGTCTCACCTGAAATGTCTTTGAATTGGTATCGTGAAAAGATTGCCTTTGCTGATGACTTGGTTAGGACAGAAAAGTATTTGGTTCCGCCACAATTTATTACTATCAAATAGATTTTACTTTTAGTATCTTCTCGTGTTAAGCTTACCTTATTAACTAATCAATTAAGGAGACATTATGAGAGTTAAAAAACTATTAATAAAAGTAGAGTTAGAGAATGGTGCTGAATGCAATTTCGTTGAGTACCAAGCTTTTAGCTTAGTGATAAATGGAACGCCTTATATTGTTAACGCTGAGTTCGATACTATCGACATGCAAAGAGTTGTTAACATGACTGAAGAAGGTATGAGAAGGGAAGGCAACACCATAATAAATGGTCAAGTTGAAAACCCTAGATTGGAGAATGATTTAGACAGCTAGAACAATTCTCCCTAGTTGGAAGAGTCAAGCAGAAATGCTTGGCTCTTTTTTTTTAGGATTCTTTCGGGTCGGGAAATCTGGCCAGCTCGGGATTCCTGGGCTCGGCACCCCCCAAAATGGGGTATATACACATAGGTATGTACAAGCACAATAAAACACACAAACAATAACAATCATTTTAACAATTTCTATTTTTGAGTTATATTATGTGCATGTATGGCATAAGTAGCAGGTTCAGACTTCTAATAAACTCTTCTCCTCTAGAATTGTTTGGGCCTGCTCACTACGGAGTATAGATATGGAAGAGATGATGAACCCACAAATGGGTATGAACGAAGAATTAGAAACTTTATCAAGTCAAGATATGGAGGAAGCTAAAGTAGCTATGGGAGAACTTATCAACATGATTGCAGAAATGAAAGCTGCTGGCATGTCTGAGGAAGAAATAAATGAATTTTTAAGTCAATTTGGGTTAACTTTAGAAGAAGTATTGATGGCTGATCAAGCTTTAAAGAATCCTGAGATGCTAACAAACCAACCACAAATGGCTCAAAACAATCAAATTCAAGCACAATTAGACGAATTAATGTAATGGCTAGAGGGCGTTCCGATTTAGATAATAATATTTTAAGTGTCTTAGGTGAAACCGTAGTAATGGGTACGCCTGATAGAAATATGTCTGTAATGGAGCCAGAAGAAGTTGTAGTTCCGCCAGAAGGAATTGGGCCTTTGCTTTATGGCAGATCTCCGACACCAATTAAGAGTGGTCTTGAGGCTTTGAAAGAAAGATTTATGGGTGGTCTGAGAAATATGTCAGGCTTAGTTGCTTCAAAAGCATCTACTAGAAATCAAATTTCAGATATTGCTGAAGAAATCTTAGCAAATTCAAAAGATATGAATGAGGCAACTTTTATGTTCTTTCCATATTTGCGAGAGTTAGCGCCTGGGGCAACTTATCAGAATGCAAGATCTTATCTTGATTCAATACAAAGACCATCAGGTATTAGATCCTTAGAGGAGTAAATGGCTTCTCGTTCAGAAATAGCGAGTCAAATAACCGAACTGATAGGTGAGGGTAAGGTTCGTGATGCTTACAAACAATTTGAAGAACTACCAATTTTAGATCAGATTGCGGTTAGTGTGTCGCCTGGTGTTGGTGATGTTCTTACTGCTTATGAAGTTGGCGAGTTTTCCACAAGAGCCAAAGAAAATATTCAAGAAGGCGATACTTTAGGAGCTGTTGGGTATGGCGCTTTAGCTGCGTTAGGTCTTGCTAGTTTCGTACCTATTTTAAGGTTCCTTAGAGCCAGAAAAGCTGGAAAGCTTTTGCCTGAAGAAAAAAAACTATTACCAGCCCCCCTTAAAGAATTACCGCCACCTGCGGAAAAAATTTCTACAAAAATTGAAACAAAAGCAGAAACCAAATTAGAAACTCCAGCTAAATCTGCTGAAGAAGTTATAACCAATATAAATGAAAAACCTTTTTCTGATTTGTTAGAAGATGGTCTTACGGTTTCTAAAATGCGTAGAGCCATAAGAAATAAGGTTGGTACTAACCTTCAACCTAATATGAAAATAGCTTTGCTATTAAAAAAATTACAATCGGGTGATGGGGTTAACAAAGCGGAATTAAGATCCTTTGAAGTTTTAGATGAGTTTGATCAACTGCATCCTAACTTTGTAGCTAGATTTGGTGGTGGGCAAAGTAAAATAAATCTTGATGACTTTGACGATTATTTAGCATCTAAAGGAAATAAATATGAAGTTGTAGAAGCAAAAGACTATTTCAAACCTGAATTAGTATCTAACAGACTAGATAAATACAGCAACATTCAAGGCATTAGAGATTCAATTATCGGTAGAGCGCAAAGATTACATTTACATACAGATATGAAAAATCCAAATAGTCTTGTACATCCTGAAGGTGGCTTTCACTATGGGAGGGGTAATGATAAAACTCCTGGCGAAACTAAATCTATAGCTTTTGATGAAATTTCTAAATATAACTACGACTTCAATTCAGGTATTGAATTTGGAGAGGTTACTTTACCAGGTTTAGGGGCTATTGAAGGTGCTCCTGAATGGCTTCAGGGAAGTAAGAAAGTTTATCATTTGCATAGGATTCAATCTGACTACGCCAAAGACTTAGCAGAAAAATTAGAAAGAGGCGGAGAATTTGCTTCAAAAGAAGATTTAGCAAAGATGGATGCTACTGGATTCATTAAAGATTATGGAGCTGAAGTTTATCAAGCAGGTATTTTACAATCCAAAGTAAAAAGTTTGCAGAAAGCTTTGAAAAATACAGATGATGCTGCCGAAAAAACAAAAATTAAAAACGATATAAAATCCTTACAAACAGACATAAAAAAATCTATTAATACTTTACAAAAATCTATAGGCGATATGCGTGTTAAGTTCGGCTTACCCAAATTTAGTGATGTGCAAAGACCAGGAGCCAAAGAAACTTTTAAGAAGTTTTTGAGAGAACAATATTATAATCCTGCTAGATCTACAGAAAGAATTATTAAAAAATCTGATTTAGCTAAAGGTAGGGTGCCTTCAACTTTAGGATTTTTAAGAGAAAACCCAAGTGCTAATCTACAATTTATTAAAGGCACTAATCCAGAAGATACAGTATTTAACAAAATTATTTCTGCAAGACCAATAACAGACAAGCTTATAAGAAGTCCTTTTGATGAAGGCGGTGGTTCAAAAGGGTTTGTTACTAATTATATGGAACCAGTCCTAAGAAGAGATTTAGCTGAAGCTATAGATGAGGGGTATGATGTTTTTAGAGTAGATTCAGGTAAAGCTATAGACTTTAACGAAGGTCAAGTTTTTGAACTTTATGATGAAAAAATACCAAAAATTTTACAAAGAATATTTAAACAAGAGGGGTTAAATCCAAGAGAATATGTTTTTCAAGTTAAAAAAGCTCCACAAGCTATTGAGGAAATATTGGAAAATAACGGCTATAACGCTGATAAGGAGTTTGCACATACAGGTACTTTTGTAAAAATTGATGACAAACTAAGAGAATTATTTAAAAAAAGTGGACTACCTACTTATAGAAAAGGTGGAATAGTAAATGCTATACAAAGTTTATGAGTTTCAATCACTTATCAGATGCGGAGATTAAAGAAGCCTTAGCTTTACGAGAAAGATTAGACTTACTTAAAAAACAAGAAATCTGCAAAACTAATTTTTTAGAATTTATAGACCACATGTGGGATGGCTTTATTTGTGGTCGTCATCATAAAATCTTTGCAGAAAAACTAGAAGGTATTGCTAATGGCACGATCAAAAGATTAATTGTTAATATGCCACCAAGACACACAAAGTCTGAATTTGCTTCCACATATTTTCCAGCTTGGATTATGGGAAGG